GAAGAAGAAGCAAAAATGAGAGACTCTGCTTTGGACAAGAGTAGAGAAATCGAAGAAGCGTACAATAAAGAAGATGAAGAAATGATGATTCGTCTTATCAAGATTCGCGAAAGTCTTTGGACTTAATAAATATTCAACAAAGGAGACCGCTATGAAATTAATCACAGCACTTGTATTATCCACAGCAATGACCTTTGCTGTAGCAGGCGAAGAAAAGAACGTAAAAGTTGATGGTAAAACTTATGAAGTTCGTGTACCAAAGTCAGCAAAGATTGACTGCAAGGATGCTAAAAACGCAGATAAAACTGAGTGTAAAAAGCAGCCTAAAGAAATGCCAAAAATTGAAAAGCCTGTAGTTAAGGCACCAAAAGAAGAACCAAAAAAGAAGTAATTTGATTAACACGGCCCGGATCCCTGTAGCGTAGCTCATATCCGGGTTTTTCTAAAGATTTAAAAATGAACGATTATTCTACAGTAATATCTGCTATTAATTTTGTTAATAGTGCTTTCTTACTAACTCTTGGATTCATTATAATCATTGCTGGATTGCTAATTGTTAATAATCTAATAATGAGGTTTTACATTTCCATGGGTATTGCTAAATGGTTAAGACATACCATTATGAACCCAGCCGAAATGCCAAAAGAACCGGTTGACAAAAAAGATCCAGCTATGCTATAATTACTCATAATTAACAACTAGGAGTGATTATGGCTCGCGTCAAAGCTAAAAAAGTCGTTGTAAAATCCGCAACTTCTAAAACCAAACGTGATACTAGCCCAAATTGGGAAGGTAGCGAAAGCTGGGATATTGACAAGTTTTACGCACATTTTCATAACAGTTCGTTGTATTACCGTTCCGAATATGGCGGCAAAGAACTGAAGCCGCAGGTTATTAAATGGCTAACACAAAAAGGCGTGGACAAAAGCATTATAACGTCGTTTAAGCGTACTAAAGATTGGCGCAGTCATCTTACTATGGGAACTGTGGCTAGCTGTTTGCTGAGGGGTATGCCCGAGCAGCGAGCTGATTTTAACAATGGTAAGAATACAGCAGAATGGTTGTTAGCAGAAGTAAAAAAGGTTATTGATTCTGGTGACTTCAATGTTGAAGAAGCAACACAAGATACTGCTAAAACAACAACTATACAACCTAGTATTCAAGATCGTCTGCGCGAAGTTGCGCTGAGTATGACTGAAGACATTGAGTCAGCTATTGAAAGTTGGCAAACGGATCCTGAATCTTTTGAACCTAAAGCATTTAAGGTACTTAATTTGCTAAAAGGTAAAGATGCCAAAGCTGCTCATGCTCGTGTAATTAGAGATCAATATGCTGGCAATTTAGCTGAGTTAGAAGAATTGTCCAGCGGATCTGCTGACGAGCAATTGCGCGAAGCTTACAGTCATCGTAGTAAAAAACATATTCGTAAACTGATCGACTTTTACAACGAAGTCAATTCTGCTTGTACTATGCTCATGCAAGAAAGCAAAGTTAATCGTAAGCCTCGTGCTAAGAAGGTAGTACCTGCTGACAAGATTGTAGCTAAACTCAAGTATAAAAAGTCAGATGAACCTTTAAAATTGGTTAGTATCAATCCTGCTGATATTATTGGTTCTAAAGAATTGTGGGTTTACAACACTAAAACTCGCAAATTAGGCAAATATGTAGCTGCTGAGTTTAATGAACTCGGCGTTAAAGGTACTACAATTACTGGTTTCAGCGAAGGGTCTAGTGTTCAAAAAACACTAAGAAAACCTGCGGATCAGCTAAAAGATTTTAAATCTGCAGGTAAGGTTGCACTTCGTAAGTTCTTAGACGAAATTAAAGCAACTGACACTAAAATGAATGGCAGAATTAACGAAGAAACTATTCTACTAAAAGTACAGTAAGTTAAGTTAGGGCCATAGATAAATACTCAAAAGAGAGTATTTCTATGGCCCTAAATGTTTATGAACCCCTTAAATTTCGCAGTCAAGGTATTTCCGACTTAGCCACACAGGATACCTTATTAGTAACCAACGGTAAAATTACTGTTGCTAATGTGGAAGGAACATCAGCTGTTAAAATAACGGCTAACAGTTTTTCTGAATTAGAAAACAAAGGTTTTACTTGGACTGACGGTAGAAAAAATAAAGGATTACTATACAAAAAAGAAAGTATATATTCTGATTTATCTATCGATTTAAACGAAGATCAGAATTATAAAATTTCAAACACCACAGTCTTGTCTTTATACGAGTTAGGAAGCACTGTTGTAAAGAGTAATTTAAAAACTGTCGGCACACTAAAGTCATTAAAAGTTTCCGGCAATGGAGAATTTGGAGAATTCTTTTATGTAAGTAGCGATCAAAACAAAATAGGAATTAATAATGACAGTCCACAGCTAGCATTAGGAATCAGAGAAAACGGTGTTGATTTAGGCATAGGTAGTTCAAAAGCAGAAACAGGTATTATCGGTACACTGACCAGTAATCATCTTGAAATAGTAACAGATAACAAAGCTAGAATTACTGTTTATAGAAATGGCGAAGTCAGAGTTCATGGTAGATTAACTGCTGACGAAATTCACACTGAAAAAACAAGTTTATTAATTTTCAAAGAAACCGAAGCAGTTAGTAATTATGGCAAGGGATTGATGTGGGCTGGATTAAAAGGGCCTAATAAACAATTTGTATTGCATGGACAACCAGAAAGATTTTATTCTACTGAATCATTAGATTTGTCTTTAGAAAAATCATATATGATCGATGGAAGAGTAGTTTTAAATAGAAACACCCTTGGTCCAGGTATAACAACAAGCTCTTTAACATCTGTAGGTGTATTAACAGAATTACAAGTAGCGGGCGATGCTGCAATAACACGACGTCTTAGTACTAGTCAAATAGAAGTCGGAAGGTTTGTTATCGACGAACATCAACTTACATTCCAACAAAACTTTTCTATTAAAAATTCTAATATAGTAGATTTTGAATTATCAGATCAAATAGTTATTGGAAATTATGAAAATTTAAGCAGACCTTTAAACTTATATGGAAATGTAACTATCGGAATATCTGCTCCTCAAGAAGGTGTAAAATTAACTGTAGATGGACCTGTCAGCTTCCAAAGAAAGAAATTTGAAGTTGGATCCAACTATCCTTCATCTGGTCAATACAATAAAGGCGACATTGTATGGAACGATGATCCTAAACCAACTAGCTACATAGGTTGGGTATGCATTACTCCTGGAACACCTGGCATCTGGGCTCCCTTTGGTGCAATTACAAGAACTTAAAACAATTGAAAATTTGGGTTATAGGAAACGGGCAAAGTCGAGAAAGCTTTGCCCTTAATCAAATTAAAGATCACACTATAGGTTGCAATGCGGTACACAGAGATCATACCTGTGACGAATATGTTGCGGTTGATCGAAGAATGGTGGACGAAATACTAAGAAACGAAGCTAACAAAGGAAAAATAGTCTATACTAGAGAAGATTGGTTCGATCATTATCAGCACACTAGACAAGTGAAATCCTTACCTTTATTACCGTTTACAGGTGTTAATAAAGTAGATCAACCATTTCATTGGAATAGTGGGCCATACGCTGTTCTTCTTGCTTGTTTAAAAAATCCAAAAAAAATAATATTATTAGGGTTTGATCTTTGGAGTAAAACAAGTTTCATTAATAACATCTATAAAGGAACTGCAAACTATGCAGGACCACACGATAGAAGAGTTGCTCCAGACTTTTGGATCTATCAACTGAAAAGAGTATTCAATCACTATTCGACTATTGAGTTCGAACAACTACAACCAGAAGGTTGGAGAATTCCAGATCAGTGGAAGGATATTAAGAACTTGACAATAACAAAATTATAAGTATATAATAACACATAGCGGCCTTTCTGGCTTTCATTCCCGCTTTACAAATTCTGCAAGCCTATGCTAAAATTTAACATAGGAGAAGTAGCATGTCTTACCCAACAAAAATTTACAAATATACTAGTACAAAAGAATATCACGATGCCTTTCCGTGCGCCTACCGTCAATGGCGTGCTGATAGTCACTGTAATTTAATTCATGGTTATAGTTTTTCGATGAAGTTTTATTTTGGTACAGATGATTTAGATGTACGTAATTGGGCAGCTGATTACGGTGGTCTCAAAGAACTTAAAAAGATTCTAGAAGACCAATTCGATCACACACTTATTGTAGCACAAGATGATCCTGAACTAGAGACATTTAAACTGTTACAAGAAAAGAAAATGGCAAAGATAGTAGTACTTCCTCGTCTAGGATGCGAAGGGCTTGCCGATCAGCTTTATAAATTTGTCAATGGCGTTTATATTCCAGACATGTGGGGACCAAGCGAAGCTGAACGTCTTTGGTGTTATCGTGTAGAAGTTCGCGAAACACAAAGTAATATGGCTTTTAGAGAAGGTCACAGAGAATGGAATGAAGAGTTGTTTGATTAATCATGATAAAGATATCTAATTTTTATGTTGGCAAGGGACAGCCATTAACTGTTATTGCTGGCCCATGTCAAATTGAATCACTACAACATGCTTTGATGATAGCCGAAACTGTAAAACAAATTACAGATAATCTAGGCATGAACTTCATCTATAAAAGTAGTTTCGATAAAGCTAATAGAACTAGCATCAGCACCAAACGTGGCCTAGGTATTAAAGAAGGATTGGATGTAATGTTTGGTGTAAAGCAAAACTTAAATGTAGCCACACTCACGGACATACATCATCCCGAACAAGCTAGACTTTGCAAAGAAGCAAATATCGATGTTCTACAAATTCCAGCTTTTCTTTCCAGACAGACAGACCTATTATTAGCAGCAGGAGAAACAGGCCTTGCTGTTAATATTAAAAAAGGCCAATTTATGGCTCCGAACGATATCAGTAAAGCTGCTGAAAAAATAGCCAGTACTGGTAATAATCGTATTATGTTATGTGAAAGAGGAGTAACACATGGATACAATAATCTTGTGGTTGACATGCGTAGTCTACCTATTATGGAACGTTCTGGTTATCCCGTGGTCTTTGATTGTACTCACAGTGTACAACAGCCTGGAGGAATGGGAACAAGCTCAGGTGGAGATAGATCAATGGTCCCATACTTGGCGAGGGCGGCTATAGCTACTGGTTGTGTAAATGCAGTTTTTATAGAAACACATGAGAATCCAGATTCCGCTCCTAGCGATGGTCCTAATATGATTCCATTAAGTGAATTAAGTGCTTTATTAGAAAGCATAAAAAAAGTTTACGAGGCAGTTAATGGATAAATGGATAGTTTGTCTAAAACACGGAGACAAGTATAGTTCTGATTATGTAAACAAACTGTACAATATGGTTAGAAGAAATAGTACAGTTAACTTTAACTTTGCCTGTATTACTGAAAATCCTAGCGGTTTAAATGAAAAAATTAAAGTTATTCCTATCCCTATTCATTTAAACTTGTCAGGATGGTGGTATAAAACTTGGGTATTCAGTAATGAACTACCATTATCTGGATCTATTCTTTTCTTTGATTTAGATGTTGTTGTTATAAATTCAATCGATGAATTATGGAATTATAATAATAGTCAATTTTGTATCATAAGAGATTTTAATCGTAGTACTGTAAAAAATTGGAATAAGTTTAATAGTAGTATTTTTAAACTAGAAAAAGGCAGTCACTCGTATGTATGGGAAAACTTTTTAAAAGAAAAAGATGTTGTAAAAAGAATGCATGGAGATCAAGACTGGATATTTTCTCAAATTAAACATAACTTTTCCTTTTGGCCAGATGAATGGATTCAAAGTTATAAGTGGGAAATTAGAAACAAAGCAGATATTGTAAGATTAGATAACAAACGTATTTTTAGATCAATTGAAAATCCAAAAATCGATCCTAGAACCAAAGTGTTGGTATTTCATGGTGAACCAAAACCTTCGGACGTACAAGACCCAATTATCGTTGACAACTGGCGTTGATATGTTTATAATATACACATGACTAAACGTATAGGTTTCGCTTGCAAATGGATCGATCATCCACATCAAATAGATGGTATTAAACCAAAGGATGATTGTAAAAAATATAATACAGGGACTACTACTGTAGCTTGGCTTAATCGCCAAACAAAAGAAGTAGCTGAACAAAAACTATGGGACCTTATGGTCCAAAATATTGAAGCAACTAGATTACTCGTTGAACGAGTGGGGGATTTAAATGAACGACTTAGAATGGTTCGTATCAGTTCTGACATTTTACCAGTATACACTGAGCGGACTTGGAGTTATTTTTGGCGTCGCAGTGACGTTAGGGCTTACTGTGAATCACAGTTTAGCCAAGTGGGTCAGTTGGCTCGTAGTCGTGATGTGCGTCTATCTTTTCATCCAGGCCAATTTTGCGTTTTGGCAAGCGATAATCCAGATATTGTCACCCGTAGCATTGACGAGTTCGAGTACCACGTAGATATGGCTCGCTGGATGGGATATGGCAAAACTTTTCAAGACTTTAAAATTAATGTTCATATTGCTGGACGGCAAGGTCCAGACGGCGTTCGTGCTGCCTATCAACGTCTCAGTCCCGAAGCACGTAACACACTTACAATTGAAAATGAAGAGATAAGTTATGGACTCGATGACTGCTTACGTATTAGCGACCTTGTGCCTATTGTTATGGACATACATCACCACTGGGTCCGTGAAGGAGAGTATATCCAACCTAATGATCATAGGGTTCAACGTGTTGTTGATAGTTGGCGCGGGATCCGTCCTGTCTGTCATTATAGTGTTAGTCGTGAAGACATACTTGTTGAGCATTGTGTAAACACATTGCCTGATCATACTCAACTATTATTAACAGGACACAAAAAACAAAAGCTAAGAGCACACAGTGATTTTTATTGGAATGACGCTGTAAATGATTGGGCATTGACCCATAATGAATGGGCGGATCTTATGTGCGAATCAAAAGCAAAAAATCTTGCTAGTTTTGCATTATACGAACGAAGTTTATCAAAATAAAAGGGCTCCGGAGAGCCCTTTTTTATTCTGCTTTTGATTTTCTACCTCGAGGTTTTTTAACTTTTTCTACTACTTCATCAGTAACTTCTTTAACTTTTTTCTTAGTTTTTTTCACTGCTTCTTTAGCATCTTGTAAATCGACTTTGCCGTCACCATTTACATCTAAAACATTAGTTAATGTTGGCATTACAGGAATACTTTCATGACCAATACCATCTGCTTTAGTTGTCATAGGAGGTTCGACTTTATAAGGTGCTCGAGTAGCAGCATCTAATGGATGGCTTCCATCTGGGGTTTCTTTATTTAGAATTCGATAACCTACATAAACAACCACAGCCAAAGCCACGATAGCAATAATAATTTCCATAGAAATCTCCTTGTGATTTATTTAGTGTATTAAACTATGTATAAATTAAAATCTGTTTATAGGCAGTGTACTACTAGCAGGTAAATCCCAAATAAATCTACGCTCTACTCCTTTTTTTTGAGCAAATCGTTTACTATCACAGTTGTTACAACAATGAAAATAATTGTTACTTAATCTTTTTGGACTAACGCTTCCTTTTGGTCTAGAAAAATTATGTCCACAATTATCACAAGTAAAAACAACATTTGTTCTTATACGTGTATATTCGTGTTGTATACCTAATTTACTAGTGCGGTAATACACTTCTTCTATTTTTTCTTCCCGTATAAACATAATTTTATTTACATTCGGATTATAAAATCCTTTGATAAATATTACATCGAAGAGGATTTTATGCTTATAATCTCAGAATCTGCTGCTAACAAGATTAAAGAAGTATGCGAAGAAGAAGGCAACCCAGACCTAAAACTTAGAATGTTCGTTCAAGGTGGAGGGTGTTCTGGATTTCAATATGGTTTTACATTAGATGAAATAGAAAACGAAGACGATTTTTCTATAGAATCTCATGGTGTTAAAGTGATCGTTGATTCTATGAGCTTTCAATACGTTCAAGGAGCAGAAGTTGATTATAAAGAAGATATACATGGATCTTCTTTTGTTATTAAAAATCCAAATGCAGAAACTACTTGCGGATGCGGATCAAGCTTCGCTCCATCGGAATATTAAAAGAGGTTGATAAATGGCTAGAAGAATAATTGACATTGGTGTTGTAGGTAACGACGGAACTGGTGACAGCATTCGTGAATCTTTTAGAAAAGTTAATGAAAACTTTAGAGATTTGTATGCTGTATTTGGTCAAGGCGATTTTATAAAGAGCACTGACTTAGACGACTTTCCTTCTAGTTACGAAGCTCAACAGATATTTGTTGTCAATAATGCTGGCGACAACGTTTTAGCTAAAACACTAGTAGCTGGTAACGGTATCGGTATTACTCAAACTGATACTACTGTAACTGTGGCAAGTACTTCTTCGGAATTGAATTCTGATATTAGTCCAAGTCTTGGTGCTTCATTATATGGTAATAATTTCGGAATCGCTAAAGTTGCTGACCCTAGTACAGCAGTTATTGATCAATTTAATACTGTGCATAATCTAGAAGGCAGTACAGCAATTTTAGAAGATGATTTTGTTACAGATAAAGGTTATAACGATAGAAGATATCAGCAAAAATCTCTTAATGGAGTAGGAAAGCCTCAACGTGCTAGATCAGAACCATTAAGTCCAGAATCTACGTATACTTTAGTCGGGTGGGAAACTATCAGCGCATTCGGTCCAGGACTTGCAAAAATTGTCGGTCATGGATTTAATGCAGGCAGCGATGGTTTAAAGATTAGATATAACACTACTGGAACTCCGGCTACTGGACTAGCTAATGGCAGTTTTTATTACATTAGATATGTCGACGGAGATCATTTAAGTCTCCATCCAACTGAAGCAGAAGCTAGAGCTAATACAAATAAAATTGTAATCCCCGATGGATCAGGAACTGGTACACAAACTTTTACTGATATAACTTACAATGAATTGTTGGAAGGTAATTGGTTAACCGACGAAATATTACCAAGAAATTCTGTAGTTCGTCGTCAAGGCGATACTATGACTGGTGCATTAACACTGCATGATCACCCTGGACAATTACAAGGATTCGGAACACCTAATGCAGGTGATGATTTACAAGCAGCTACCAAATATTATGTAGATAATTCTAGTCACAGAAGTCCAACAAATCTGTTTGTATCCACAATTGGTGACGACTTACAACGTAAAACTCCATCAGGCAGCGAAGGAAGAAGTTGGTCCTATGCATATGCCACAGTAGGAGCCGCTTGTTTAAGAGCACAACAATTATTAGAAATAGCTAATCAAGAATTAGGAAATTATACTCAAACTATTTCTTATACTATTGGAAACACACTATACAATACTACCGCTGATCCTTACGAAATAATAAATTCAACAGGATATAATGATACTGTAGCTCATATTCTAGAGAACAAATTTTTTATTCAAGAAGAAGTTATTGCTTATATCGATAACCTAATAGAAAATGAATCCACAGTTACATTATCAGGTTATGGAGATGTTGATTTTAAAGATTTTGTTTACAATAAAGATTTATGTAAACGAGATTTAGGATTAATCATCGAAGGTTTATGTATCGATTTGTTAACCGGAGGCACATATCAAACTATTTGGGCAGGTAAATCTTATTACAGAAATGCAAGTTCTTTATTAGCTAGAGGTAGACAACTAGGACAAACCTTAGTTGCATTAGATTATTTTCAACAATTATTACAATTAGCACTTGATAATTCTGCACCTGGAACTTATTATAATGATACAGTAACTTTTACTCCTTATGGAACAACTCCTGCAGAATTTAGTGTAACAGATGATATAGTTTTAATACGGTACACAACATTAATCGATATTATTAAAAACGGTTATGAAGGAATCGCAGCACCAACATTTGGTAATGGAATATACAGATTTGAATTTAGTAATGGAGCTGTTGGCTATGTAGATCAAGGAAATCCTGCTAACACTGATATTATTGCAGGAAAACTTGTAAGAGGTAAGATAAGTGGTGCAATAGGTAAAATTTTTAGATATGAAAGAAACTCGTCTCCAGGTAAAGACAGATTAAGTTTTCAACTTCTAAAACCAATTAATTTTGTAGAAGGTGAAGAACTAGAATATGGCGAACCAATTAAAGATTTAAACATCTCAATCTTTATAGAAAGTGGAGTATATTTTGAAGATTATCCTATTAGACTTTCACAAAATATTTCCATTGTCGGAGACGAATTTAGAAGAGTATTAATCCGTCCTAATAATCGTATAAGTCAGAGCCCATGGGCAAATACATTTTTTAGAAGAGATTCAGTGTTCGATGGATTACGAATTACTGATTTTGTAGGATCTCCTAATCCTACAAATAATGCACCTCCAGGAGTGAAAGCCTATACTGGTCAAGGTCCAGTTTCTTCTAGTGTTCTGGTTATCGGTGCAAGATATATCATTGATGTTGTTGGAACTACAAACTGGTCATTAGTCGGAGCACCGGCTGGCTATGCATCAGGTACAGAATTCACCGCTACAGGTACAACATCTGGAACAGGAACAGCATTTAGACCATCTGACACATCAGGAATAATTAACGTAGCATTAGGAACAGGCGTAGCTAGCACTTCATGGATTGGTCAAATCTGGGGCGGTAACGGTGGAGAAGGTGTTATCAAAGCTGTTAATCTTGGAAACATGACTGTGGAATTGCATGACGATTTAGTCACCAAGGCTGCTATTCCAGCTACTGAATGGTATATCTACGAAACAACAGAATTTGGATATCACTACTTAAGAGATCCTGATAGAGATGTAAATGTTGGTCCTAGTTTTGCTAATCCTGGAAATTATAATTCAGCAGCAGATACAATCGAAGGTAATAAACCTATGATTGCAAATGCTGTAACAATCTATACTTCAGGATTAGGTCCTGCTCTTTCTCCTAGTGAAATTGAAAAAAGTGAAAGAGATATTGGATATATCATAGATGCAATTGTTAAAGATTTAAGATTAGGCGGTAGAGAATATAGTTTAGAACAACAAGGAAAATTTTCTGATGTAACTTTTACTGCCAGCTGTATTACTGGTATGAATTACATTTCTACATATATAAACACTTTCATTATTCCTTCTGAAAGTAATACTGTAAAAATTGTAGTTAATAATTTAATTTCCACTATAACTTTTGCATTTGATCCAGCATATAACCCTCCAAAAAATAATAAGTTGATGGATGTGTTTTTATGTAACGATGCAACTATTGTAAGAAATGTAACGTGCCAAGGGCATGGCGGATTTATGATGGTACTTGATCCAGCAGGTCAAATTTTAAGTAGATCACCATATGCACAAACCTGTACAAGTGTAAGTGGAAGTACTAATAGACAAAGATTTGCCGGTGGACAATTTATTGATGGATTCACAGGAAGGACTCGTGCAACTATTGACAGCTTTTATGTTACTAGTGGAGTTCAAGTATTAAATTTAACAGGCGCAGATTTACAAAGAAGAGAACTACAAACTCCTACAAGTTTTTATATTAACGATGTTAGATTTCAAATTGACAGTGTGTCTGCTTATGATCCTAGTACTGGAAACACTGCGGTATTATTAAATCCTACTACTCCATGGCCAGCAAATGATCCAGGAACCGAAGCTATATTTTTAGCAGAAATACAAAACGGTTCTGGAGGACCAGGCAATATTTTAATTGTATCTGATATAATTAGAGGTACTTTGCTTCTAGGAGCAACAATTACAGGCACCGGAGTTGCAGCAGCGACTACTATTGTTAATCAATTATCCGGAACTACTGGGGGCATCGGTTCATATACTGTTAGTGGTACTCCACAACTAGTCCCAATTGAAACTAAGATTACACAACAACCTGTACCATGGACATATCCAAGAACTCCAAACATTGATATTGAAACAGCTGGTTATCGATCGATGCTGGCTAACGATTTTACTCAAGTAAACGATTTAGGTTATGGTATTTTAGCTAATAACAATGGTTTGACAGAACAAGTTAGTACATTTACCTACTACTGTTATACATCCTATATGGCCAGCAATGGATCACAAATACGTTCTACTAACGGATCAAGTTGTTATGGTGTTTATGGCTTAAGAGCAAGTGGTCAAGATCCTACTGAAATTCCTGACGATGTAAATTTAGTATTTGGACAAGTTCAATCAGCTAAAGTGTTTGTAACTGGAAGAAATCCTTATCCGGCAGTAGATCAAGGTAGCACTGTGTTTTATGTCTATGACTATGTATATCCTCCATTTAATGTAAGTGAAGCTGAATTTAGCCATCCTGTGGAAGGTTTAACAAGATATGAAATAACAAGTTTACAGAAAACTAGTGTGGCGGCTGGTACGGCGGCAGGCGAATTTAATATTGGAAGAAATTATATTGTACAATTTGTAGGGACCACAAACTTTGTTACTATTGGTGCTACAGCATCAGCAGTAGTAACTGGAACTATTAGCAATGGGTCTGGCGGAGATGGAACTATTTTAGATGTGACATTCGTTACATCTGGAACATTAGCTCTTGGTACTTATATTACTGGAACTGGAATTACTCCTGGAACATTTATCGAACAGTTTGGCACTGGTACTGGAGGAATGGGAACTTATGTGGTTAATAATACACAAAATGTTAGCTCAACTACTATAACCGGACAACCTGCTGTAGATACACAATTTACCGCTTCAGGTGTAGGCTCAGGTAATGGTCGTGCATGGGAAGCATTTACTATAACAAATATTAGTAAAGCTAATCCAGCTGTGGTCACAGTAGCAGCGCCTGGTCATAATCTTGTAGACGGTAATATGCTACGAATTAAAAATGTAGCAGGCATGACTGCAATTAATAATAATGTAAGCGGCAATGTTTATTACATTAAAAACATAAGTTCTACTCAATTTTCTTTATATATTGATCAACAACTAGTAACTTCTCTTAATACAAATACTATTGCATACAGCGCATATACTAGTGGTGGCATAGCTTATGGTGGTAGTGAAATAATGAAAGCACAGTTGAGTACTGCTGGAACTACAGGTGGTAGTGCAGGCGGTGTTCAAGAAGAAATAGTTAATAAAGAAATTTTAGATATACGTGTACTACAACAACAACAATTTTCAAATTTAGACGAAATACCAGTAACTAGACCAAGTACTGCTATCATTTTTGATGATCAAGACAATGTAGTATATAGATCTATTGCATTTAGTATTAATGCTCCTAGTGCTCTTGGCGATCTACCCGATAACCATGCGGTGATCACTACTGATACTAGTTTTAGTTATTGGTTACCTCAAGTAGAAGCACTTAATACAACTACTACTGATCCAGTCGATGGTGCTCCAAAAACAATGGGTGCTACAGCAGGAGATACACGATTAGCAGTTTTAGATATTACAGATCCTATAACTATCGCTGCATTAAATGAAGGAGATAAGGTTTTCGCTTGGAGAGGTAAAACACATCGTATTGTACAGTATGTAGAAAGTTCTGGATTGGTTCCTGCATACATTGAAATTGCTAACTTAAGTCCAGATATTAATATTAACACATCACCGGTAGCAGACGGTATTCAACAACCATTCAGTGCTATACAAGATTATGCCATAAGAGCAGGATTCCAAGGTGGAGTTCCTGCTAATATCTATGTACGTATTAGTACAATGAGAGCCACTGGACATGATTTATTAAATGTTGGTACAGGAGGTTATAATAGTTCTAACTATCCTAATAATATTTTTGGAGATCCTGTTTCAGAAAAAGATTCGGCTAAAGAAGTATTTGAACAAACTACTGGACGAGTATTTTATGTCACAACCGATCAGGATGGTATCTTTAGAGTAGGTAGATATTTTAAAGTTGATCAAGGAACTGGAGATGTTAGTTTTAATGCAGGAATTGCACTTACTAACTTAACTGGTATTGGTTTTAAACGAGGTGTAACAGTTAACGAATTTAGCTCAGACGACGAAATGACTGATGCTGCTCCGGACACTGTTCCAACCGAACAGGCAATTGTAAACTATATTAGCTACATCTTACATTTGAATAGAGATGGCGGCATTGCTACTAAATTTATTGGTCCTGGATATATGCCAAGAAACGGAGCAATCGCTGCTTCAGCTAATATGAATCTTGGCGGTTTTCAAATAAACAATGTACAGGCTCCTACACTAGACGACGATGCAGCTAATAAAGTGTATGTCGATACTGAAGTTGCAAAGTACGATTCCTTATCTGAACTAAATGATGTAGAAATACTAGGCCCTGAAGCAGCAGATTTATTAGTATATGTAGGTTCAAGTGGTCCTTATACTGGATTAAATCTTTGGCAAAATGCTACAGTAACTGGAGACATACAACTACAATTTGATAGTTCTGCAAATACTGTAGCAGCAGTAATAACACCTAACGCTGTTGGTAATATAGAAATTAATTATGCAGCTGGTATACAACAATCTAAATTAAGTTTAGCCAATGCTCAAGTGTCATCCAGCGACGGTGCAATTAGTATTCCTATCACAGGCCTATTTCCTAGTACCGGTGCTACTGGTGGTATAGGAGCTACTCCTGGTCAGGTTAGAATAACATATGGTGCTGTAGGTAGTGCTCCATATAGTATCGGCCAAAGAATTGTATTAACAAATGTTAATCCTAATATCTATAATCAAGAATGGGTAGTAGTATCATCATCGACTACTATAACTGCTGTTACATGTAGTTTAACCGATAGTTATGTAAGTGGTGGAGATATTACATTACAAAGAGGATCGGCATTATTTGATACTGCTAATTTCGAAATTACTAATAATGGTTGGATCGGTATTAAGGCTAATGGAGTATCGTTAGGTGAAATGGCCACTCTGGCTGCTAATTCAGTTATAGGTAATCTAGGTACTAGTGCGGTTACTCCTGTTGCGGTTACTCCTACTGATTTGTTTAAGAGAGGGACATGGGATACATTTAACGGCAGTACATCTCTTAGCACAGAGTATGCGTACACATTTACGAAAGGAGCCACTGAAGCTGCTAGTACATTTGCTATGAATATAGTTTCAACTTCTGGAGCTAATAATAGTATAGTAAAGACTTCGAGCACTGGTGCTATTGATGCTACTGCTTACAAACTATCTTCAAATAATATAATTGAAAAGCCAGCAACTATAGCATCGGGATTATTAAGTATTTTCTCCGATGTTGCTACTACTACTCAATTAAAAACTCTTGGCGGTATTCCTATATTAACATGGGAAGGTTCTACTGATACAGCAACACCTGTAGAAGTAAAAGGTCAATGGCAATTAGGAGCGAACGCTACACTAGAAGCTACCTTCGCTGACTTAGCAGAATGGTATAGTGCAGATATAGAATACGAACCTGGAACTGTATTAATATTTGGTGGAGATGCTGAAGTGACTACCACTACAACATTTGGTGATAGTCGTGTGGCAGGTGTTGTTTCGACAGATCCAGGATTCAAAATGAATGGATCACTACAAGGAACACGAGCATGTATCGCACTACAAGGGCGAGTTCCATGTAAGGTAGTTGGTAAAATTAAAAAAGGAGAAATGCTTACCACAGCTGGTGTAGCAGGATATGCTGCTAAAGCTATTAATCCTCAAGTAGGTACAATTATAGGTAAAGCATTGCAAGATAAGGATACACTGGAAGCTGGTGTTATCGAAGTTGCTGTGGGGCGTGTATAATGACAAAACAAACTATCAATATTGGTACTCCTGACAAAGGTGACGGTGATCCTTTACGCACAGCATTTACAAAAGTAAATGCTAATTTTACTGAACTATACACACTAGTCGGTGTAACTAGTTTGACCGAATTAGCACAAGACTATGCGGCACAGATGTTTGTTAATGGTACTCATGAAGGTGCAACAGTGGAATATAATGATGCAACAAATACATTAAATATCATTGTAGCACAAGATTATGACGGAGGAGCGGCCTCCACAGTGTTTGATGATGAAACAAAATTAGATGGGGGCGGAGCATAATATGGCACGTAGAATTCAATTAAGAAGAGATACAGCAGCAAATTGGTCTAGTACTAATCCAACCTTAGCACAAGGCGAGATTGGTATCGACTTGACCAATAATAAAATTAAAATAGGTACTGGTACAAGTGCTTGGAACAGTCTCGCCTACTGGGACGATCAAGAGACAGCAGCGATTGGATCGTTTGAATTTGCTGGTAATGTAATCACAACCACCGATAGTTCTAATGTAATAATAGATCAAGCAGTTGAAATTAAAAGCGATTTAACTGTAGCTGGTAATTTAGAACCAACTATTAATTTAAATTCTAGTTTAGGTAGTCCTACAAAACAGTGGAAAGACATTTTTGTATCTGAAGGTTCTGTTTATATTGGTGATATCAAACTGAGTAATGATGATGGTACGCTGTTAGTACAAAAAGTTACTGATCCTGGACAAGTTACTGAACAACCTGTGCCTGGAAGTACTGGTACAGTAACTACAGATAGACTGGTAGTAGGCGATGTAGAATTAATTCTAACAGGAGGAGCCAATCCTTATGTAACATTTCCAGCGATCACTGGGGGGGATCAACTACTTATACAGGGTGCCGAAATTAGTTCAATAAGTGGTGATATCGCCCTAACGTCAAAAGGTAACCTAACTGTTATTTCAAACGCAGAAGGGCTACGTGGCGGTTCTTTATATTGGCAATTCAATGCTCAAGGCGACATAGAACTACCTAACAAATGGCCTATTCAGTTTACCGCAGTATTTGATGCAGCACACTATGTAGGTGGAGGCACATTCCAAGGTGACGGCACAGCCAGTTTCAATGTGGAACTACAAGGAGACGGAGCAACGTTTGAATGGTTAGCAGATGATCCTACTTTCGAAACTAACAGAGGTTATATTGGACAGCAATCCTTTAGATACACAGAAGCAGATCACGGTATAACAGGTTTTAATGTAGACATCCTTATGCAAATGATGGGCAGCGGACCTTACAGTCTACAAATTGCTATTAGTCCACCACCAGGAGTAGCAGATTTATCTAACATTCGTAGTTCGCAAGAACTGATGATAAGTGCCGATACTAAAGGTTGGTTGTTCGATATCAACGGTGATATCTACCTACCAGCAGGAGGTGATATTAGAGACAGTATAGGTAATTCAGTATTAGGTGGTGCCGCAGGACCAGTACAGCCATACCTAGAACTAACTGACACACCTTTTATCACACAGCCTGCGATATTAGGAACACCAGTTACTGTTACAGTACCTTTGTCAGGTATCAATGCTCTAGTTCAAGTGGATATTTTAGAAGGACCAGTGTTAGGCGGAATTACAGTATCTCAAGCTGGCTCTGGTTATATACCAGGTACGACTTATAAAATCTACAGTTATCAAATTGGCGGCTCCAACGATGCTACCGATAGCATAACATTTACCATAGACACAGTAAACGAATCTGGCGGCATATTAACTGTTGCTAATGCTGCCTTTACTGGTGTTGCAACAAACAATTCAGCAGGCTACGGAAATGTTAGCATTGATTATCAACCAGTACAAATATTTGATGAGATCAGTCCAGGATTAACACTGACACGAGATCTAAATCAAGGAATCTATAACAGTGCAGTAGAACTAGAATACGATAATAGCACTTATCTCAGTCCTTTAGGCACAGAATGGAACAGTGACGGATGGGGAGATTTAACAGGTATTGGCACTAGATCATATGTAACCTGGCGTCAGGCCTTAAACAATCAGGTAGGAAATAACATAGTAGCCAGTGAACTTGTCATGCACGATATCGTCAACGACAAGTATTACAAGTTTGATTTTACTGCTTGGGGTGGCAACAACGGTGGTTACTCTTATACCAGAACAGAAGTAACTGATCCTAATTATTTTAGAAAAGAAGACTACGCCACTGCTAACAACGTAGACGTTATTGAAGACGATTCTACAATACAGATTGGTATAACTCGAGGAGAGAACAATGGCATCTATAATCCATTCACTGAAGAAGGATGGAATGAAAATGTCAGTCCTCAAGGTACAGAATGGAATATTGATGGATGGAATGATCTGTCCGATGTTGAAACAAGAACATATACTAATCTATATGCGGCGTTTGGTAATGGTGGATTAGGAAATAAGATAGTAGGCACAGAATGTGTAATGTATGTGCCTAGCATAGAAAAGTATTATGCTATTAAATTCTTAAGTTGGACACAGGGCAATGCGGGTGGTGGGTTTAGTTACACACGAAAAGAGATAGATCTAACCCAACTCAACGAAGGTGTTAAATTTTCAGATGGCACTATACTAAAATCTGCTTCGGGTATTGGTCGTATAAAATCAACTGCTCCTGGTAATCGTAGAATAGAGGAAGTCACAGGCTACAATCAGGTCTCAGTTACTCCGCGTGTGACTAATAGTTTAACTACTGTAGCATCAAGAGCAGGTAGCAATACTTTTGATATCTGGGTAGACATTACCTCTACAACAATAGACGACGTCATTAATAATCCAGGAAACTATAATAACGCTTATAACTTTGAATTTTCAATAGACAACAATAATTGGTATAGATGGCAAGGTAGTCAAGGGTTTGATGGAAATGAAAGAGCTTATAGCATATCGCCAACATTAGTTTCGTATAATCAAGGCGACACAATCTACTTTAGATATAACACAGGTGCTGAGCCTGTAGTATGGTGGGACAAGGCAGACTTGCCTGGCAGTAGTGGCAACTTCCGTGGTGCTATCATAGACTATCACGCTTGGACCGGCGAATCAACCATTATTGGAACCATACACATCGTAGACGACGACGGCGAAGAACACATCAGCCATCAAGAAGTACAAAGTGGTAGCACAGATGGTGAGAACGATGACCTTTGGTTAGTTACCACAGAAGGGCAAATAAAATATCGTCGCATAGACGGTGAAAGCAAAACACTTAAAATACATTGGACTGCCAAAGTGTTTTACGGTTCAGAATATTACGATGATTAATTGGGGCAAAACAAATGACAACTATTAGAAAAATTGTAACAAGTAAAGTAGACGGCAACAGCGCCGATACTAATGACACAAACGAAATTCGCCCGTTCGGTGAAATTGCGGTGTACTTAAACACTGAGCCAAATCCAGACAAACTAACTTTGATGATGTTTGATGGAACCAGAACACATCTCAAGAGCATGGTTTTGGCTCCTGGTCGTTTGTATGGTTCAGATGCTGATTCAGGTGACGGTAATGGCCGCGACACTATCAAGTTAATCCCAGATGCTAGTCTAAGCGATTATACTGGCAACGATCAATATCTCATTATAGATCCTACAGGTGGCGAACCTGGACATATTCATATACGTGCTGGAGGTGTACAGGATCAGTCAACTGCTGATTTATATCTTGGAGCAGAACAGACATTTGTTCGAGTCAGCGATACCACAAACAATGTAGTAATTAGAACTAGCACTCTTGGAGTGGGCGTCACTCCGCATACTTGGACATTTGATAATACAGGTAATTTAACATTACCTAATGATAGTGAGATCCGTGCGGACGGCAGTAATCTAGAAGTTGGTGGTATGACCAACTTTAACGTCGAAGCTCTAGGTGTTGCCAACATCTATACTAACGACGGTGCTCATCAATGGCAGTTTGGAGATGATGGTAATTTAACACTACCCGCAGGCGGCGATATTTTAGATTCAAACGGCAGTTCAGTGTTAGGCGGCGGGACCTCTGCAGATACTAACATTTGGGTAGAAACATTTGCTTCAGATACACTAGGTGATAATGTAACAGGTGCTACCAGCGTAGAATATGATCCGGACGGCAATGTTGTAGTACTATTCAGTCACGACGATACTAACAACAGTGAAAGATATATCAGTGTAGCTAAGTTTGACACCAGCGGCAATAAACTATGGCAGCAGAGATTTGCATTTGGACAGTTTTCAGATGGTTGGGGGTTGGCTGTAGACAGCACTGCAATCTATGTAGCAGGAGAACTAAACGGTATAGGAAGTCCAGCAGAGTATCAGACTAGTTCATTGATGAAGTTAAACACAGCCAACGGCAACATCATTTGGATGAAGAGTTATGACTTTGAGGACGAAAGCAATAGCACAGTAGTAGATGTAGCCAGCGACGGCAATCCTGTTATGGTAGGTTATGTTTATAGTGTTGGTCAGGCCTTTGTTACCACTACTAAAGTCGATAAAGATACTGGTAATATTGTTTGGAGTAGAAAACTAGACGGACAAAATGGTGAATACAGTTATGGTATGGCTGTGGGTCCTTCAGGTGAAATCGTAGTCATAGGTTACATGGATAACATTGGTGTAATAAATGCCGCCTCAACATTATACACAGATCCTGTAAGTAATCCTAACTGGACCGCAGGTGCAGGAATTTTTATCAGCGGGGAATTTAGTTGTACAGTTAGTTTTGTAGATGGTGTTCCAACATTTACCAACATAGTAGATATTTTAGGCAATCGATCTGTTGATGGAATAATCGGCACTATTTCTGGAGAATCATTTGGTGGCGTTACAGGCGTTGATGACATGATTCTCAAAGTTGGTTCTGTAACTGCTGGCGACGAATATGACAAGATGCTGGTAGTTAAGTATGACAGCGCAGGAAGTATACAATGGCAGAAAGCTATCCAGTTCGACGCAGGGTTTGATTGTTCAGGAGCAGATGCTGACATAGACTCATCAGGTAATATCTATATCTGTGGTACTTACACTAGACCCGATGGCGCCGGTCCTTGGTCTACAGCAATGAGTCTGCTAAAGATGGATGGCAATGGTGTTAAACAATGGAGTCGCAGAGTAGTAGGCGACTGTCAAGATGTGGCTACCAGCGTGGTAGTAGGACCAGACAACTGTTTATATCTATCAGGTGTAACTGGTAATAATGCTACCAGCGACTACACATTTGTCATAGCCAAATACAGCACATCAGGATCTGTTTTATGGCAACGTCTATTAGATAATACTACAACCTGGACATTTGGTAGTAATTGGTTTAGTGCTGGTGGCGGTAGTAATATCGCAGTTAAAAGTGGTTACGTGGCTGTTTCTGGTACATTTGGCGATCCGGGGCCTTCCGCTGATACTGCGTTTATAGCACAAATCAGCAGTAGTGGTACATTGTTTACTACAGGCGATTGGGACTTTAAAGGATCCAGTTTCAGCGGTATTCTAAATAACACTGCGTCAGATATCACAGTCACCAACGCTGGTAAAACTGACAGTGACAATTCTGGTAACATAATTACAGCTACGCAAACTCCTACTACAGACAACAGCAACTTCCTAGTACCAACCAAGTATGTGCTGAGCACACCTATCGGTGATCTCACAGTAGTAGGCAACAAACTTCAGGGCACAGGTGATGCTTACGGTGGTAACGGATTAAATCTAGCACCAGGTCCTAATCTTGCGGCCGATATGTATTTTAGAATACACGGCGGCGATAATCCAGTACACTTACATCTTAGCACAGGCAATCCTTCAGTCTATGATCAATACTTTGGTACTGACGACAAATACCTAAAACTAGGGGAAAACGGTGTTGTTTCTATTGGAACTAACAGTAATACTTGGACTTTTGGTACAGATGGCAATCTTGCCTTACCAGGTACTGTAGTTAACAGCACCGTGACAAAAAATGTGTCAACTACTGGAACAGTTTTATCAGTTTTAGCCAGTCCATCAGCTGATCCGTTGTGGCCAGATGGTAGCTATCTTGTTACCTACGGTGTCGATGGAATGATCCAAGTTATTATTGCAGGCAATTCAATAGTCACTGTTGAAGTAGTAACACCTAGTTCACTAACAAATTGGGCAGTAGGCGACTCTTTAGGTACAGTGGACGGTAATGCTTCACTTAACGGTGGTCCATCTATTGTATTAACTGTTGATTCTATAACTCCAAATCCTACACCATTGGATCTAACTAAAGCAGTCAACAAATTAACTAGCGGTAGTTATACACTAGCCGACGGTGTAGAAGGTCAAATCATGAATCTAGTTACACAGAATGGAGCAACGCCCGCAAACGTAGGTGTTACTGTGGCTACTTACAGAATAGGTGGTGGTACAGGAACTAACGGACTACTGTACCCATTTAGAATATTCAATGATGCTAACGCTTCATATGTTGATAGCCAAGCATTTTGTACACTGATCTTTACAGATGGTGCTTGGCAACAAAGTGGCGGATCTTGGAATTAATTTTGGAACTTATTTTAATAACACTTTTAATGACACACATAACAATTATGTGTGTTACACTTTATCTACATCGTAGTCAAGCACATCGATCAGTAACATTTCATCCTTTCGTCAGTCATCCTATGCGTTTTTGGTTATGGTTAACTACAGGAATGGTTACTAAACAATGGGTAGCTATACATCGTAAACATCATCAAAGCTGTGATGTTGAAGGCGATCCTCATAGCCCTAAACTAGAAGGAATATGGAAAGTACTGTTTGGCGGAGCATTTTTATACGCCCGTGCTGCTCAAGACAAAGATATGATTCAAAGATTAGGAATTGGTACACCCAGTGACTGGATTGAACGTAAAGTATACACTCCGCATCCTTGGTTAGGGATTCTTTTGATGTTGATCATAGATCTTGTTCTTTTTGGCCCTTGGGGATTAGTAGTTTGGAGTGTACAAATGTTATGGATTCCATTTTGGGCAGCTGGTGTAATTAATGGTTTAGCGCACTATATAGGGTATAGAAATACAAATACAGCAGATACTAGTCGTAATTTAGTTCCGTGGGGAATAATCATTGGTGGCGAGGAACTACATAATAATCACCACGCAGACGGCGTTTCAGCAAAATTAAGTCAAAAATGGTGGGAATTTGATATAGGATGGTTTTATATTAGAATTTTAGAGACCCTTAAATTAGCAAAAACCAAAACCAGATAAATAAATTAGAGAGATTATTATGCCTATCACTTTAGTAGATTTAGGAAATTTTGCAAACGACGGAACCGGCGACGATTTACGCACGGCTTTTGAAAAAGTTAACAGTAATTTTACTGCATTAGATAATGTTACTATATCAGGTGCTACCAATCTAGGAGCCGGAGCTCCTGTATTTGCAGGTAAAGTAGGTAGTTTAGAAGTAGGTGATAATCTTACTTTTAGAAGTTTAAACAGTGGTGCAAACATACAAATCGCCTACAATGGATCCAGTATTACTATTGCATCAACTGCAACTTTTACTGGGCAAGTAAGCGACATTTCTAATCATAATTTAGGAGATCTTGGCAATGTATCGTCAGTTTCTCCAAACGTAGGACAAGCATTAGTATGGCAAGGAGCCACATGGGGTCCAGGTAGTACCGCTGAATCAGGAATAGATTTTAGTTTTCCAGATTTAGATGGATCATTTACTAACCCTATACAATTTTTGTTAGGTCAGACTGATTTAGATTTTGGACCATTTATTATAACATCGTTTGATACTGTATTGAATTTAGATTTAGGAACATTTTAAGGTTTAGGAGAAACAAATGGCATTGAAATTAAGACAAGGGTTATCTAGTGACAGACTAAGTATAACCCCGGCCAGCGGCGAATTAATTTATACGACCGACACAAAAGAAATTTATGTAGGCGATGGAACCACAGCAGGTGGTAATAGTATTAGCGGTGCTATTCCAGTCAACTTAAACAGTTTAACCGATGTTGTTATAACTAGTGCATCATCTGGACAAGTTTTAAAATTTGATGGTGCTAATTGGGTAAATGGCACTGATAATACTGGAGCTGGATCTAGTAATTTAGATGGATTAACCGATGTAATTATTACTGGTCCATCTAATGGACAAATACTGAAATATAACGGATCAAATTGGGTAAATGCTGCTGAAACCGGTGGCGGCGGTTCGATGACTTCTTTTACTATTACAGGCGACGACAGTACTAGTACACGATCAATTACAGATGGGGAAACTTTAAAATTTTCAGGAGCAGGTGCAGTAGGAGTGAGTGTAGGAACAGGTGATGAAATTATTATCACTAATACCGAGCGTGTTCAAGTAGGTAGTGCTGGATCAATAGCATTTTATCGTAACAATGCAAGTAATGTAGAAGGCACAGATACTGGATCATTGAGCTATGATGAACCTACAGGACAATTATTTTCTACAAGATTAGAAACAAATCTTATCTATACCGATAATGCTGTGTTACCTATCGTTAATAGAAATATAGCTAGTCCTTTTATTACACTTGGTGGTACAGTCGATTCAACTGAATATTCAACAAAACTACTAGTGCAAAATGTAGACTTTGATCCAAATCTTGTACACACAGTTTTTAAAAATGTATACGATACTCAATTTGTTAATGCTACAATTTACGCTAGATCTAGAGGTACATTAGCCTCAGAAGCAGCAGTACAAGTCGGTGATTACCTAGGTACAATTTTAATGTCAGGTAATGACGGAACTGTTCAACGAGGCTCTGCATTTATAACAACACAAGTCGAAGCAGTAAGCTCTGGATATGTTAATGGTTCCTTAGTTTTAGGTACGAACGATAATGTAGGTACACCACAACCAGTAGTTATATTAACTAGCAAAAAATATGCTATATTCGGAGGACCTGTTACTGTTCCTCCGCAAGAACTAGATTTTTCAGCAGGTAATATTACATTATTATATACACAGATTGATTCAAATTATATGTATTCAACTGGAATGGGGTCTAATCGAGATTTAACACTTCCTAGTCCTTCTAGCTCTATTTCAGGATTACGTTTGTGTATTATCAATAAAGACGCTACATGGGTTATTACTATTAAGTATGGATTAACTACTATAACCACCGTTAATGCACTTTCTGTAAAAGAAATTTACTGCGACGGCAGCGATTGGAACGTCTTATATTAAGAAAGGATAATCCTATAAATATGTAATAATAGGATTATCTAATGTTAGATATTTGGACTGAAAGATCAGGTTATAGTTTTGGTACCATACCAGAAAGAACCATTGTCAGTATTTCTTTACCGTTAAAAAGCCCACTAGGACCAGGAATCGAATATAATATTATTTCTGGTCAATTACCTCCTGGTTTAAGATTAGAAAATTCCTTGATAGTAGGAACTGCTTTCGAAGTACCAAGGGATACAGAATTTAAATTTGTAGTTAGAGCCAGATTAGGTACAGAGTTTTCTGATAGAACTTTCTTTATTAATGTCACCGGTGCAGATATTCCAGAATGGAACACCGCAGCAGGTGCTCTTCCTATAGGGCCTAATGACGCATACTATATTTTAGACAGTTCGTATATAGATTTTCAACTATCTGTAATAGATACAGATACCGCTGCTGGTCAAGAATTAAAATATTTTATTCCTAGTGGTGGTGGAGAACTACCCCCTGGTTTAATTTTAACAGATAGCGGACGAATTGTTGGATGGGTACAACCAGTATTAGCTCCTCCCTTAGCTAAAGGCAATGGCAGATTTGACAAACAACTATTTGACGAATATGCTTACGATTATGGATTAAGACCTACTAATGGTTACGACAGTTTTATTTTTGATTTATTAACTTTTGATTTTGGAACTGAAAGCTTACCTCCAAAAAAATTAAATAGAAATTTTGAATTCAACGTAATAGTAACCGATGGTGACAGTCAAACTGCAAGAAAATTTAGAATCTTTGTAGTAGGAGATGATTTCTTCAGGGCAGATAATACTGTAACCACTGCTGGCAATAATACATTTACAGCAGATATTACCTATGCAAGAGCACCAATTTGGACAACTCCTAATTTCTTAGGAACTTTTAGAGCTAATAATTATAAAACATTTAAATTAGATACTTATGAAGCTCTTGTTGTAGGACCAATTGTATATTCTTTAGAAAGTGTTAATCCTGAAATTTTTGGCGTGTCTTACACTACTAGTATGGCAGAAAACAAAATTGGTACAAACAAACTAAGACTAAAAAATGTAAAAGGAATTCCATTAGTAGGACATAAAATACAACTTTCAGAATACGTCGAAAATGCTAGTGCCACAGTTTATACAATTTCTAGTGTAACAAAATTATCAGAAACAGATTATCTATTAACTATTGTAGGTAGCTTTACTAGTAATATTCCAAATTTTACTAATCTGTACTTAGGTACAGATAGTGTGCTTCCACCAGGAATGTTGTTTGACCCAACTACCAGCGAAGTATTTGGTGTATTACCTTATCAGACTGCAATTACTAAAGATTATAAATTTACTATCAAGGCTACAAGGTTTACAGAGAAAGGTGAAACTGCTAGTAGTAAGAGAATATTTACTGCTAGAATAATTGGAGAAATTGATTCTACTATAGTATGGAATACTGATAGCAATCTAGGATCAATTGGTGCTAACTATGTAAGCACTTTAAGTATTAGTGCAACTACTACTTTCACACAATCGCCAGTTTTATACTTTTTAATTAGTGGACAATTACCTCCAGGATTAACATTAAATTTTGACGGTGAAATAGTAGGTAAAGTAAATCAGTTTGAAATCGACAATACTCCAGGGTTAATACTATTTGACGGCGGCGCATTAACTTTTGACGACGGAGAAACTACCGTCGATAGATCATACTCTTTCGAAGTAGAAGCAAGAGATGTGCTAGGGTATAGTGCTGTTAGACGAGTGTTCACTATTAATATCGATACTCCTAACGATAGATTATTCAGTAATTTAATTGTAAAGCCATTCTTAAAAACAGATCAAAGAAATGCTTGGAAAACTTTTATTAATAATCCTGATATTTTTGAAAATAATTTAATTTATAGACCTAGCGATTTAAATTTTGGTATACAAAAAGATTTAAAAATGTTAGTATATGCTGGTATTGAAACCAAAACAGCAGCAGAAGTTGTAGGTATGACTGGCCGAAATCATAAACCTAAAAGATTCAAGTTAGGATCAGTTAAAAATGCAATAGCTACAATACCGTACACCGATACTATTGTTTACGAAGTTGTTTATATAGAAGTGTTTGATCCTTTAGAAATAGGAAAAAAATATTTGCCTACTCCGGTAGTAACTTCAAAGCAATCTAGATTAATTACGGTAGATCAAAACAATCAATTTTATGCAGGGCCGTTTGATCAAAACACTCCTAGTTTTTCAAGGGCCAATCCTTTTTTAGCTACTGTAGATAGATCAGACGTGTATGCCAGCGATCCAGAAACTTCATTAAAATTTGCCAGTAGCATTTCAATTTGGCGCAAAAGAATTCGAGAATTAGGATTGATAGATAGTAATTATTTGCCATTATGGATGCGTAGTATTCAACCTGGGCAAGTACAACCTCTTGGATATATTACTGCTATTCCTATTTGTTATTGTAAACCTGGAAAATCCTCTGACCTATTATTGAGTATTAAAAATAGTGGATTCGATTTTAGCCAAATTGATTATACTATTGATAGATATATCATAGATGCAGTTACCGGATATAGCAAAGATAAATATATTGCATTTAGAAATGACAGGACCACAATATCATGAGCTCAATAGTTTTTAACACAATCGACGAAGAATTTCCGACCGCAGGAAAAGATAATAATAGTCAAGGTTTTAGAGATAATTTTAATATCATAAAAAACGCATTATCTACCGCAAGAACTGAAATTACCAATTTAGAAAACAATACTGCAAAAACAAATGATGATAATGACTTCAATGGAGTAATTATCGGAAATGCTGAAATTAGAAGATTATATCATTCTGTAGATGTTCAACCTGGAGTTTCTGGGGATGTTATATTAGACACCAGAGATGCAGACCTATTCAAAGTTAGCTGCACTGGTAATACTAATCTTACTTTAAGTCAATGGCCAGCTGATAATTTATATCGAAAAATATTTTTACATATAAACACAACAAGCACAGAAATTGATTTTACTGTGAATTTTACTTCATCGTCACCTGGAGGTGTAACTAGAAAAGAAGCATCTTTAACTCTTCCTTTTAGTACAGGACTAGTAGTAGATGTAACACATATTTTTGAAGTTAGTACACTCGATGGCGGAGACAATATGTTTGTAAAACATGTAGGAACTTTCTCTTAATGCATCCATTAGTAGACAATCTTGAAGACTTAAAAGATCCAGAATTAGAATCTAAAATTCTGGATCTAAGTAAAAAATATTGGCAAACAAGAAATTCAGATGTACAATATCAAATTAGAATGCTATTAGATGTTTATAACAACGAACTTCGAAATCGCAGATCAAAACTTCTTCAACAACAATTAGAAAATCGAAATCAAGATCTTGACAAATTAATAAAAGTTAGTTAAAATAACTTTATGAAAATTAGTCCTACCGGTCAATCTATTTTTGACGACAAAGATATATTTGATCTACTTTATACCAACGAACTAGATATTTTAGAAAATATTATATCCGAATCTAGTCACGATATCGAACGATTAGAAATATTTTCTAATTTAAAAATACAAAAAAATGATGCTAACGAATCGGATGATCAATTACAAAAAAATTGGTTTGTTCCTGCTGAATACCAAAATATGGACATAGAGAGTTATCTAGTACACATTTGTCCAAAAGAAAACTATCAACGACTTATAGATGAATTACAAGAATTTAGATCAAGAAATATGATAGATCTATTACGTTGGCTCAAATATTTTGTAGACACTTGTAGAGCCAATAATATAGTTTGGGGAGTGGGTCGAGGATCTAGTGTGGCTAGTTATACATTATTTTTGCTAGGCGTTCACAAAATTGATAGTATCAAATATAAATTAAACTGGCAAGAATTCTTAAGATAAGTAAGTATATTATAGGAGTTTATTATGGGAATGAAAGAATCACCACGTAAAGTTTACAGAACAATGCAAGGTAAAGAAATTGATCTAGATAAACTTAGAATGAAAAATGAAATGACATTAGCTGTCGGAAATGTCCGAGTAAATGCCCGAGGAGACGAGTTAGGTCCAGGGGGCAAAATTATCAAAAAAAGAGAAGATATTATGACAGAATATCATACTGATTCCAAAAACATTGTTATGCCTAAAAATAAAGGTGAAGCATGAATGTAGTACAGGGAAAAATAAAACCAATTAAGAAAAATATACTAGTCACTGACATGGAGTTTGGTGAAGAAAGAACTAGTTCAGGTATTATTATACAAAAATTAGATGGTAAACTAGAAGGAATTAAGCCTAGATGGGGTCGTGTTTGGGCTATAGGTCCTGAAGTTACTGATCTTAAAATTGGTGACTGGGTATGTGTTGCTCATGGAAGATGGACTAGAGGGATCAAAGTCATGGACGAAACAGAGGGAGAAATTATTATTAGAAAAATTGATAATGATGAAATTTTAATTGTTTCAGATGATAAACCTTCTGACGTTCAGGTAGGAGAAGGGTCATAATGACTAATCCGTTTAAAGATCAAAAAACATTTATGACTGCTTGTGACCAAACAGTTGAAAAATTTAATGGCACTCAATTTGATATGTATTGTGCCTTAATAGATGAAGAGTTCAAAGAATTACAACAAGGTATAAAAAATAATGACAACGTAGAATGTCTAGATGCGCTAATCGATATACTTGTTGTAACTGTTGGTGCTATTCATAGTATGGGCGCAGATGGCGAAGGTGCATGGAATGAAGTCATGCGTACTAATATGGCCAAAATAGATCCAGAAACTGGAAAGGTTCGTAAACGTGAAGATGGCAAAGTATTAAAACCCGAAGGCTGGGTTCCTCCCAATTTATCCGCATATATCTAATCAAAGGGTCTTGACTGACCCTTTTATTTTCTTTATAATATTACAAAGGATTAAACTATGAAAATTGGTTTTACTTGTAGCACTTTTGATCTTTTTCATGCAGGACACATTATGATGTTAAAAGAAGCAAGGAGTGTGTGTGATCGGTTAATAGTAGGGTTACAAACAGATCCTACTATTGATCGAAAAGAAAAAAACAAACCGATTCAAAGTATTTTTGAAAGATATGTTCAATTAGAAGCTTGTAAGTATGTAGACGAAATTATTGTATATGCTACAGAAAAAGACCTAGTTGATATCTTACTCAGTTATCCTATCAATATCAGAATATTAGGTGATGAGTATGAAAATAAAGAATTTACTGGTAAAAAAGAATGTATATTAAAAGGAATAGAATTACATTTTAATCGTCGACAGCACTCATTTAGTACTACAGAATTAAGAAATCGCGTAGTGTATGCTGAAGACATTAAACGTATGAAACATATACCACAATTGGAGTCAAATTGATTAATCCAGAATACGCAGATGCGGTAATCGATTTACATAGAATCGCAGCAATGATAGAGCAAAAAATTGGTAAAGGACAGCTCAGCGAAGATATTCGAAAATGTGCTGATCGATTACATGAATTAACTAAAGAGGTAAACTAATGAAAGAGTTATGGGTAGAAAAGTATCGCCCTAAAACATTAGATGGTTATGTGTTTCGTGATAACCATCAAAAAGAACAAATAGAAAGTTGGGTTAAGCAAGGTAGTATTCCTCATTTACTGTTCAGCGGAAATGCAGGTATTGGTAAGACTACACTAGCAAAAATACTGTTAAATGAATTAGAAATCAACGACTTAGATGTTTTAGAAATTAACGCTAGTCGTACAAATAGTGTAGAAGATGTTAGAGACAAAATTGTAAATTTTGTTCAGATGATTCCTTTTGGAAATTTTAAGGTGGTATTATTAGATGAAGCAGATTATCTTAGTCCTAATGCGCAGGCTGCTCTCCGGGGTGTCATGGAAGAGTATCATACAACTTCTCGTTTTATCCTCACCTGTAACTACCCTAATCGCATTATCCCTGCTATACATTCACGATGTCAAGGATTTCACGTTGAACGAACGGATATTACTGAGTTTACCGCTCGTGTTGCTACTATTCTTGTTAATGAAAAAATTGATTTTGAGTTGGACACGCTTGATACGTTCGTAAAAGCAACTTATCCAGATCTACGTAAATGTATTAATACTGTACAAATGAACAGTCTTTCTGGCACTTTACATACACCGGAAAAAGGAGATACTGGAGAACAAGACTATAAAATTGAAATGGTAGAATTGTTCAAAAAAGGTAAGATATCCGATGCACGTAAACTAGTATGCAGTCAAGCTAGGCCTGAAGAGATGGAAGAAATTTTCAGATGGCTGTATGATAATATCACAATCTTTGGTAATGATGACCAACAAGAAAAAGCAATTTTAATTATCAAACAAGGGTTGGTAGATCATACACTAGTTAGTGATCCAGAAATTAATCTTGCAGCAACTTTAATAAGACTGGCTCATATCTAATGGAATTAGATCCTAAGGATCCAGAAAGACGTAATAGTCTAACATATCCTATGGAAGTAGGAGCACCTAAGTTTGATCTGGTTCCTGTTAAGAAACAAAAAGACATAATGCTCAATGTAGCTCGTTTACATGCTCAACAAGAGTATGAACGAATTATGGAAGTTGTTCGTGTAATGCAAAAACAAGCCGATCAAATTAAACGTAGAATTGAGATAACAGATTCTGTCCATGCGGCCGAATACCAATTTCAAATATATCATAATCAAATCTACTGGTTAGTATTTGATAATAAAGTTAAAAAAACAAGACTTAGCCCTATGGGTCCTAATGATTGGACTACTGGATCTCCTGATAACTACGAGTATATTGCAAGAGTTAAATGGTTAGGTGATTATACATGGTTAGAAGTAGATGAAAAAGGAAATCCTGTTCCATGAAACAAAAATTTATCGATTTATATATGGATTGGGCTAAACGATTAGCTCAACTTAGTCATGCTCGACGGTTACAAGTAGGAGCAGTAATTGTCAAAGATGATACAGTTATTAGTTATGGATATAATGGAATGCCAGCCGGATGGGACAATGACTGTGAAAATCGTGTATATGCTAACGAATGGACAGTTGATGCGAATGAATGGCAGTACAAAGACGACGACGGCAAACTTTATAATTTAAAAACTAAACCGGAGGTACTACATGCAGAATCAAACGCAATTAGTAAACTGGCTCGTAGTCATAACAGTGGTGCCAATGCTGATATTTTTATCACACACAGCCCTTGTCTTGAATGCGCCAAACTCATTTATCAGTCTGGCATTAGTCGCGTGTTTTATTCTCAAGACTACCGCGATCGCTCAGGAATTGATTTCTTACTACGGTCAGGGATACCAGTAGAACAAATAGGGGAGTTACCTCCCCTATCATCTTAGTCTCCGTAGATTGTTAAAACTTCTTTAACTGCATCATGACGTTCTATGTCATTGCCGTCAAATCTTACAACATCTATAAATTCTAATTTTTTGTGTTGTTCGATCCTTTCTATAAAATTAATAAGACCATTATCTTTTAATCTATCTGCTTGTGCTAGATCTCCGGTAACTACCATTTTACTCCCTTCACCTAATCTAGTCAACAGCATCTTCATTTGATTTTGCGTAGCATTTTGCATTTCGTCTGCTATAATATAAGCATGTTTAAATGTTCTACCACGCATATATGCTAAAGGACTTATTTCTATAACATTTTCATACAACATGTTTTCGATATCTTTTTGATTATAATATTCTCCTAATACATCAAAAATTGGACGAGTCCAAGGCGCCATTTTTTCATTTAAGGTGCCCGGCAAAAATCCCAAATCTTCATCTACACTAACGGCGGGTCTAGTAACTATAATCTTATCGACCTTGCCTTCCTGAAATTGCCTAATACCAATTTGTACAGCCAATAAAGTCTTACCCGTTCCGGCAGGACCGATAGCAAATACTATGTTTTTACTATCATCATTTAGCTTGGCTAGATATGTTTCTTGGTGTTTATTTCGAGGATGAATCAGCACTCGCTGCTTCTTATTAGGAAGGTATGGTTGAAAATCAATTACATTTACGTCTGAAGTAAAGCGTTTTTTCACTCTTTTACTCATTAAGTTCTCCCACTTGTAAAAAAGCAGGACTTGTAGCGACCGCCCAGTTACTACAGAGGTCCTACAAAATTACTTATACAATAATTTAAAAAGTAAAGCTATAGCTTAAACTCCTACGCCAACTAAATAAGTATAGCATTTACTGGAACAAATTATGAGAGATATCCTAGACGTCATTGAAAATATTCAAACAATTTATAACAGCAATTCAAGTCTAAGCACATTAAAAGATGTTGAGCGTGTAATAGATGAAATGGATATGTATGTATATAGAAATTGGATCGACGGTGAATTAGTAGAAGGCCCTATAGTTGAAAGACATTGGGTGACTGCTAGTTTTATGTGGCCGAAAGACAAGATGCCTGATCCTATGGCAGCTAAACGATTATTAGATTACGGATGTAAGGTCGTCTATGAAGAAACACATCTGCTTTCTCCTAGACAAGTTAAAGATCCTGATGATTTTAGACCGGGAACTAAAAAGGGCAAGATGGATAGAAAACCAGTTTGGGTAGTAAAAATTACTATGCCTAAAAAACTAGTAGAAGATACAACAAATGGTTATATGACTAAGATGCGAGAAAGCATGGGTATAGGAAAAACATCTAAAGTAGAACCAGCACCAGCACAAGCAGCAGATCAAGCTGCACTACAACCAGGCATGGCTGCACCAGCGGCGCCTGCACCTATGGGAGCTCCTAATGCACCAGCAGCTTAATGAAGAATTACTAGCAGGTGATCTACGTATGCTAGTAGATAATATTTTTGAAATTGATAGCTATGCTAGTAAAATGGGATCAGATGAAGACATAGTAGTACTATCTTTTACTGTAGAACAAAAAGAACCAGCCGAAGATCTTGTTAATTTTATCGAAAGAGGGTATGAATTTGTTTTAGATGCAGATTCAACTCCTGGCGAACTTCAAAATGGAAAATACAAAGTTTTTATAGAGATGGAAAGAACTCGTCGTGTTCCTGAACAAATTATGGAAATATTGTATGGTGTTGGAAAACTATGTGAAATTGATAATTTTAAATTTAGATATTACAAAAGCTTTCATAGTATGGAAGTATCAGAAACTAATTTACAAGAAACTATTCCTACAAGTAAAGATGATTATCAATTGAAAATTCAAGAAAATAAATTAAATAATTTTTCCAATTTTTTTAACAAAAGCTATTTAGAAAGTGTAGATGTTGATAACGATACATTAATTTTTCAAAAAAAATATGCAGAGCCTTTACGTATGAAAATTAAAGAATTCGGATTAAAAGAAACCGTGTATAGAAAATTAACCGGAAAATTAATGATAGAATCAAAAGATATAGCAGAAGTTTTATTTTTTACAAAATACTTAGGCAATTATAATATTAATAAAATAAACAATTATTTTGTATTTGAAAATGAAAATTATGCATTAACATTAGAGAGATCATAATGTGGTATTTACAATTCATGTACAGTTTAATTCCAGACAGTTGGATTGAACTAGCAACTTATTCGATACTTGGTATAGGTATTACTTTATATATTTTAAGTAAAGTCGTTGCGTGGCTTCCTTTTATCAAAAGTTATAAAATTCCTTTAGAACTTATTGGTGTTATTCTATACGGAGTAGGAGCATTCTATGCAGGTGGATACGGAGTTGAACGCATGTGGAGAGAACGTGTAGCAGAAGTAGAAGCCAAAGTTAAAGAATTAGAAGGGCGACAAGCAGAAGTAGTAAAAGTTATCGAAACTAAAGTCATAACGAAAATTAAAACTGTAGAAGTAGTAAAAGAAGTTATAAAACAGGAAATAATAGAAAAAGAAAAACTTATTAATGCAAACTGCGATGTAAG